CTTTTTTATTTTGCGAGGTGACCATGCCGATTACAGACGCTCCCAACCTAAGGGCCGCAGAAAATAACAAGTGTTGCAACTGCGCTTTCTTCAAGATGATTGCAGACGGCGACGGGATGTGTACCAAATTTGAATTTCCAACGGAAGAAGAATACGTTTGCGATGCGTGGGAAACCCTGCCCATGCCCGAACCGTTGCCCGTTGTGATTGCCGAGCCGATGGAGGAAGAAAAGTCAATTTCCCCCGATACGCTCGTGTCATTCGGCGCAGAGGTCAAGGCGCTGGGCGGCGGCAAGGTGGGCGGGTATCTTGTCCGCTTTACTGGCCCAGAATCCCCTGACCTGACTGGTGATTATTTCAGCAAGTCGACCGACTTCGGCATTGTGGACGGCGCAAATCTGCCCGTCTATTACCAGCACGGTATGGACGATGCGCTAAAGAATCGGCGCATTGGGCGCGGCGTGGTCAAGTTCGATACCGTTGGCGCGTGGCTGGAAGCGCAGTTGGACCTAAGAGACGACTACGAGCGCGCCATTTATGGCATGGCCGAAAGTGGCAAGCTAGGTTATTCCAGCGGCGCGGCCCCGTTGCTTGTAGAACGGGAACAAATCGGCAAGGCATGGCACATCAAATCATGGCCCATCGCCGAGGCGTCACTAACCCCCACCCCCGCCGAACCCCGCAATAGCGTAATCCCCATCAAATCACTTATACCCGTCACCGTGGCGGATGCCGAGACGGATAAAGAAATTGTAACCGAACCACAGGAGCATAACATGAGCGACATCCTCACCGATGAAGTCAAGACCTTCATCACGACCGCCGCAGAAGATGCGGCTAAAAAGGCGGTCAATGACCTGCCCGAAGTCAAGTCGGCTGTGTCCGTCACCCACGACGAAGCCGACAATCTTTTTACCAGCCTCGCCGAACAGGCGCAGGCCGTGAAATCGTACACCGTCACCAGCGGCCAGCGCAACGACCCGCGCCTGAACCGCCTTACCGCGTGGTCTAAAGCCGCGCTTGGTGCAAACGAAGGAACCCCGAGCGAAGGCGGTTTTATGCTGGAACCGACCCTTGCGGCCGAGTTCTTGAAGCCCATGCACGAACAGGGCGCGTTTACCAGCGCCGTCCGCCGCCTGCCTGTTGGCAACAACAGCAATTACGGCTGGATTAACGGCATTGATGAAACCAGCCGCGCCTCTGGCTCTCGCTGGGGCGGCGTGTTGGGCTACTGGCTGGGCGAGGCTGGTACGAAACAGGCCACTCAGCCGAAGTTCCGCCGTATCAATTGGGAGTTGAAGAAAATCGCCGTGGCGATGTACGCCACGGATGAACTGCTTGCCGACGCCGCACAGTTTACCGCTGTTGCTAATCAGTCGGCGGGCGAAGAAATCAACTTCATGGTTAACGACTCCATCCTGAATGGCGATGGTGTCGGAAAGCCGCTGGGCCTGCTTGGTAGTGGCGCGCTGATTGGCGTTAGCCGTGTGGCTACCAGCTCCGTCAGCCATGCCGACATCCTGAACATGTGGCAGCGCATGGCCCCGCAGTATCGCGCTAACTCCGCCTGGTTCGTCAACAGCGAGGTCGAAACCCAGCTTGACGCCCTGTACTTCTCGACCGGCGCGACTGGCATCCTGTCCCCGTTTGTGACCTATGGACAGGACGGCGTGATGCGCGTCAAGGGCCGCCCCGTGTATGTGACCGAGTTTAACCCTGGTCTTGGTACGCAAGGCGACATTCTGCTCGCTAACATGAACGAATACCTGTTCTGGGAAAAGGGCGGCGTTCAGTCTGCCTCCAGCATCCACGTTCAATTCCTGACTGACCAGACCGTGTTCCGCTTCGTCTATCGCTGTGACGGCCAGTCCGCCCACTACAGCGCCGTCACCCCGTTCAAGGGCAGCAATACGCAGTCCCCGTTTGTCTCGCTGCTTGCCACCACCTAAGAGGTAAACCATGAAATACGCATACGGTGAAACCGTCAAAATTCTCCCCATGCTCGTGCCGCAGGACATCAAGGCCACCGCTACCGTCTCGCAGTACCTTGACATGAACCTGGCTGCGGGGCTGGTCGAAATCTCCATCCCCTTCGGCAACATCGCCTCGACCGACTCGACTGGCGGCGTGCAGGTGACCGTCACGGTCAACCCCGTGGCTGACACTTCCTCGAGTGATAGCGTGGAAACCGCGATTGCCTTTGAATATCGCCTCTCCGCCGCCGTTGACACTGATACGATGGGCGCTCTGGCCGCCGCCACTTCTGCAGGAGTTCAGGTTGGACAGGGCGATGACAACAAAACCCTGTTCGTCTACGTCAACCCCTCCGACATTCCCGCGCAGGCCAGCACGGGCCGCTTCATTCGCGCCGAGTTGACCCCGACCGCCGAAGTTACCGCTACCCTGGTTGGTGGTATCACGGGCCGCTACATCCCGCGCTATGCGGGTGCGTCTATGCCCTCCAGCACCTAAGACACAAGACGGGGGCGGGTATAGCAGCCCGCCCCCAATATAAAATGACCAACGATTATTGTCAGTTAGCCGACATCAAAGCCGAAATGCCCGAGGCGGGGCTGTCTGGTACTACGGATTACGACGCCGCACTCACTCAGGCAATCACCGACGCCTCCCGTCTGATTGACGACGAGGTAGCCCGCTGGCCTGGATTTTTCTACCCGTCCACGGATGACCAAACTAGATATTTTGACGGCAGCGGCGAATTGGATTTACAGACCGACGAGATTGTGAGTATCACGTCTGTGTCCGTGGCCGAACAGGGCGACATCACACAACTGACCGACTGGGCCGCTACGGATTACATCACCTATCCGCTGAACCATACGGCCAAGAGTAAGCCCATTACCAGATTGTCAATCAATCGCTTTGGTAATACGGATAAGGCGGCCTGGTACGGGTTTCCGAAGGCGGTAAAAATCGTTGGCGTGTTCGGATACTCTGCTACCCCGCCCGCGCAAATTGCTCGCGCATGTCGTATCCAAGCGATACGCTATTACATGCGAGCCAAACAAGCATGGCAGGATGCGGGAGCCGCGCCCGAACTCGGGCAAATGGTTTACATCCGCCGACTTGACCCCGACGTGCAAGAGATTATCCGCCGCTGGCAGATTGAGAACATGATATGAGCCAAATCAATAACGCTATATCCCGAATCCAAACGCACGCGCTGGCTTGCACCTACCCCAGCACTGACACGACGCCGATTCTAAAGGTTGCCCCCGATTACCCCGCCGAGGATGCAAGCGCGTTGCCGTTCTCTTATGCCTATGTTGGCAGCGGCGAGGCGGATGCGGTCAATGCAAGCACGGCGAAGTTTATGCCCAAGCTGATTGTTGACGTGCATTTTTCGCGCGTGTCAATCAAGTACAGTTACCAACTGATTAGCGAGTTCATCCCGCAATTCATCAAGCGCATTGCTGGAGACCCGACGCTTAATAGTACGGTTGACACGGTTATCTTCCCTGTGTCATGGTCAATTGGCGCGGCGCAGTTCAACGCGGTAGAAACGATATTCATCCGTTTTGAAATCCCCGTCAAAACTCTGGAAACGCCCACGGCGTAGAAAGGCCAATGAGTGAGAACCTTAGCAATCATCGGAAGTCACCCCCGCACGCGCGAGGCGTTTGACTTCAATCGCACCGACGCCGATGTCTGGTTATTCAACGAAGCATACAGCAACAAAGACAATGTATGGGCCAAACGAGCCGACGCGGTTTTCCAACTGCACGACCCGATTATCTGGACGAACCCGAAGAACCGCAACGACCCGAAGCATTACGACTGGCTAAAAAGCACCTTAACAACCGTATATATGCAAAGTCATTACGACGACGTGCCGTCATCCGTGGCTTATCCGTTGGATGAAATCAAAGCAATGGCGGGGAGTCCCAACTTCCTGACATCCTCCGTCTCTATGGCAATCGCGCTCGGAATCCATCAGGGCTATGACAGGATTGAAATCTACGGCGTAGCAATGGAGACTGACACGGAGTACAGATACCAGCGGGACGGTGTTAGTTTCTGGATGGGGTATGCAAGAGGCAGGGGGATTGAGATTGTCTTTGCGGATACCACATTCGACGCGCCGATTTATGGGTACGAAGGCGAGGTCTCGCTGGATTATTCTGAACTTACCGCAAGGGTCGAGGAATTACAAGCAGAACAGGCGCGGCGCAAGCAGGAGTATTTAGGCGTCTTGTCAGAAGCGCAGAACGCTTTTGCTGATGTTGTCAACAATGGCGGCGACGGGAAATCGTTTATCGCCGCGTTGCAAAAACAGATCGCCAGCGGCAGAAGACTGGCGGAAATGGACGGAGCAGTACAGGAAAACCAGCGATACATCGGCAAGGCCGATGCCATGCGGGACCAGTCGGGAGATTTTATCTTTTCCCGCCAGGAGTTTGAGCAGGGCGCGGCCAATGCACAAAAAGCTGCGATGGATTTATCCACACAGGCCACGGCATCGGGCGGGCGCGTTGACCATCTATTTACTACGCTAGCCCGCACGAGCAAGCTGCGACACAGGCGCAAACGCGCAACGGAGTTCATCCCCGCGCTAAATGATTACATCCAAAAGACCATGTACGCCGCGTTGTGGGGCGGCGTGATGCA